GCATGGGGCGGCCTCAGTGCATAGCGTGCATACCGCTTGCCGTTTTGAGTTTCAGTCTGGCATTCGATGTCAAGCCCGGAGCGCCTGAGATCGGCCACACGAGCGGCTAGCCTGAAACAGCCGAACTCGGTAAGCGCATCCAAAGGGGTTAGCGTGCGGCCCGCAAGTAACGCGGCCCGGATCTGTTCGTTTTGTGACATGGTGCGGCCCTCAGTCAGTGTAGAAGTAGACGTGCGCTTCATTCCCACATCGGCGCACATAGGTACCGAAACTATCGTGGTCCTTTTCAAGGGCCACAATGTGATCGACTAGCGCCCGATCTGGCACATCGGCAGGCGCTCGAATGTGGTGTTCGTTTTTACCGTAGCGTGCCGACTTGCCTAGGTATTCGATGCGGCTATCCATGTGCGGATTCTCCATCCATTCGGCGCAATTCTTCGAGTGCGGCACGTTTTGCGAGTGCTATATGGCCCGGTGGACACATGGCGGCTATTTCATCGGCTAAGGCTATGGCACGCGCGGCCCGATCATCATCGGGCGCTGTAATTGCTAACACGAGCGCCGATGTCAGCGCCTCTAATGGTGTATTCAGTGGCATGGATTCATTCTCCTATTGAGTAAACTCGGGAAAACCGAATCAACTGATAAGTGTCGCGGTATTCTTTCCCGTACATTTCCCGTGCATACTTTTCAGCGTCCAATTTAGTCTCGAATAACGTCGGCATTCCATCCCGTGATTCGATAGACAAATACCAAACTTCGGTTTTTTCTTTCATGGCTAGATTCTCCCTAGGTTAGGCGGCAATCCGTGCCGCACGGGTATCGATCACAAAACCGGACGTGTCGCGACGTGCCCGGCCCTTAGCCGTTAGCGCGACGACAACCCCGGCACGGTCTAGAAAACGCAAGTCAGTTTCGTCGCCATTGATAACCGGGCGCCCCAAAAAGTACTTAGGCGCCGGACCGTTGAATACAGCGGCGAATGACACGTCCGCCGAATAGTTGCGGAGCGCTTTGACGACGATCGGAGCGTACTCAGCCCGGCCACTGTAAGAGAATGTCAGATGATAGTTAGCGATTCCCGTAACGTGTCGGTTCGGGATTTTGGTGTAGTCATAAAACTGAACACGCGGATATGCCGCGAAAATGTGCGGGTAGTGTTTACCGTTACGGGTAACCGGCACCATTTCCCAACGGATGTCAGAAGTACCGTTTAAACGGATGGCCGGGCGCTTGCGCTTGCGGCTAGCCTTAGCCAAAAAGGCGTCAATCTCGCGCATCAATTGGCCCATAAAGGCGTCACGGTCAGAATGAAACAATGCCGTGCGCCGAAGTCTCGCGTGCTGGATAGCGTTATCAGGTAGCACGGTACCGCTAGAAGTCTCGAACGTGGCGCTGCCCTTAGCCATGCCGCCACGTCCAGCGGTATTCAGGCAGGTGGCCGCACAGCCTGCAAGGTTAGCCGTGGGACACAATTGGATGCCGCTAGAATCGTGAGGCGCTAAATACAGCACGGCGGTCATATAGCCGCGTGCGCTACCTTTAACAGTCTTAGGGTTGGCATCGATATTGAGTAATTTAGTTTTCATCGTGTATTTCTCCGAGAGTCTTATAGTTAGTTGATCGCGTATTCGATGAGCGCTGAGACACCGGCTAACGTCATCGCGCCAATGGCTAACAGATCGGCGCCGATCACGTAACCGGCAATCGAAACGAAAAACGAAACGAAACAGAGAGTGTTGAGAAAACGAGTCATAACTAAGTGCTCCGTGTATTTGTTGTCAACAATTCCTTTATACCTATCTGCTGATAGTGTGTCAACTATTTCTTTACGCTAGATGATAGGCAGAAGCGCAAAACATCTGTTAGTAGCAAAGAGATAGGTGCTACTTACGTAGAAAAGCCTGAAAAATAAGATGTTTTGTAGGATGTAAGTAAAAAAGAGAGTTTCTAGCCTGATTCGTAAATCTCTCCCGTATAAAAAACTAACCTAAAAAAAATGACTACTTACTGACATTACTAACAGACTCCCCTTGTTTCGGCTTTCCCCTCTCCCTTTGTTGCATCCACGCAACAGTCACTGTTGCATCCACGCCACAACCTAGCCATGTTGCACAAACGCAACGTGTTGCATCTACGCAACATAACGTATTGCAAACGATTCTGTTATGGCTAATGAGAATGATTAGCGTCTAGGCTAAAAACAAAAAAGGGATGGTTAGAAAAAAACGTCCCTGAATGTTGCCTAGGGAAAAACAACCACCCTTGAAAATCCTCGGTTGGTATTCGAAGCGCTCCCAAACTTTGGCACCCTCTCTCGCTAACTCTCGCCGTAAACTTTTAAGGCTGTTGCAGTTTTGGTACACGCACAAGAATTGTTGTGAGTAAGCAACAAGGGGGGTACAGGGCCTGTGGAAGGTCCTTGACATTAACAATACCCCCACAAAAACTTTTTTATTTTTTTAAACTCCGCTAAACTTCTTGTTGCAACGTCTGACCAGATGCGCTGGTAGCGACCGAGAGGTAACTGAAGCGGTTTTGATGACTTGGATAATTTGGATGTCCAAGAGCCGCACCATCTAAGGCACTAAACGTTTTCTCCCTAAACGCTTCCGCCTCGGCACACAGGCTCCACGGTTGTTGGAGATCGCGGCCTCCCGGCAGGATCACCCTGCACGTTGCTCTTGCTCTTCCTTCCTTGCCAAACCTTCTGTTACAGTCTCGGTATGCCGATACAGATGTCTGAGGCAGAGTGGTTAGAGTTTGCTGCCAAGGCTTTGGTGTGCCGATCTTGCTTCTGGGCCGCTCAAGTGACTAAGGTTGCTGAGAAGGTCTGGTGTGCCCATGCCACCCACCACGGATGGATGTCTGACGTTCCCGCCTGTTCTGGCAAAGAGTTCCGGTATGAACTTCGTAACAGAATCCTTTAAGTCCATTCCTTTTGCGCCTCGGGAACTAAAGGCATCGCCGGAGGTTCTGCAAAAAATTTACGATGCTGCCAAACTTGGGCTGAAGGGTGACGCCTTGGCCTTTGCGGCTGGGTTGCTGCCCGTCGAGTACCGTAGACTCTGCCAGTTAGATAACGCGGCTGCGGTCGCCGAGGGGAAAGGTCGTGCGGACTCTGAAGTTGAGGCGGCGACTCAATTGCGCTCTGCCGCGCTTGAGGGAGATAGCAAGGCAGCCCTCGCCCTGCTTACCCACCTTCACGGATGGGTCGCCAAGCAGCAAGTCCAAGTGGATATCAAATCCCAGATTAGTATTGTCGCCGCGCTGCAAGAGGCAGAATCTCGCGTCTTGGCGGGCCGCGTATATGACGCTACGCCGGATCAATTAGCGCACGAGCAACCCGCTGCGATAAAGTACGAGCAGGAGGACACTGCCCATGTCAATGCTAAATAGATTGGCTCAACTTTTTGGGTATGAACCTAAACCGGACGTTAATGTTCTGGCTCAGTCGCCTTACATTAAAGAGCCGCAACTAGATGTTCGCGCTATTGGTGGACTTGGCGGTAGAAAGTTTAAGTACGCCGAATCACTGGCTAACTACAACAACCCAGTCTTTATTGGCGGATACCGCTACGACCGCCGTAAACAGCAATTAGAAACGTTGCCGTCTAAATACAACGCCGAATCAGTCCGGTTGTTTTCGACCGCTATTGGCGATGCTATTCGCAACAAAGTGCCGGGCGTTGCAGAAAACATGTCGCCAGAAGTAGTGACGGCTATGTTGTTAAAAGAAGGCCGAGAGAACTTGGGCACTAACGAATTTAACGTCAATGACCCAGAATCGGTGGCTATTTATAACCGTTATTCTGTTGATTACGGCCCTGAGGCTGGCAGGTTAATTGCCGCTATTTACGACAAGTCTAAAGTGTCTAAACGCTTAGGCATTCCGTTTGCAAGTGCTTGGATTGGCACAGGGCGTAGCAAGTACGAAACCAGCCAGCAATACGCTAAAGACACTGAAAACTTTAAGCGAATTGCAAACAATCCTAAAAACCGCTCCCTTAAAGGTTTTATTCAGTCTTCAATGGCGCCTCCATTGAGCGGTGAAGAATAGTAATGCAACAGCCGATCTATAGCCCTGAAGAAGAAGAGTTGCTGATGAGCAAACTCTGGTCGCCCGTTATTAAGGACGACCCAGAGGCCTTCGTGCTACTCGCTTTCCCTTGGGGCCAGAAAGGCACGCCTTTAGAACACTTCAAGGGTCCGCGTAAGTGGCAGCGAGAAATCCTGCGCGACATTGCCGCCCACACTGCGAAGAATAAGACCGCAACATCCTACGAAGTCCTGCGTATGGCAACGGCTTCCGGTCGCGGTATCGGTAAGTCTGCGCTCGTGTCGTGGCTCATCCTTTGGATGCTGAGTACCCGCATAGGCTCAACGACCATTGTGTCGGCTAACTCCGAAGCGCAGTTACGCTCGATTACATGGGCAGAAATTACTAAGTGGGCAGCGCTCCTGATCAATTCGCATTGGTTTGAGATTAGCGCCACCCGCGTGATGCCCGCTAAATGGCTCGCCGAACTCGTTGAACGTGACCTCAAGAAAGGTACGCGTTACTGGTCCGTTGAGGGTCGCTTGTGGTCCGAAGAGAACCCCGACTCGTATGCCGGTGTCCACAACTTCGACGGCGTTATGGTCATCTTCGACGAAGCCAGCGGTATCCCTGACCCCATCTGGTCGGTGACGGCAGGCTTCTTTACGGAGAACACCCCGCACCGTTTCTGGATGTCGTTTAGTAACCCCCGTCGTAACGAGGGCTACTTCTTCGAGGCGTTCCACTCTAAGCGTGCGTTCTGGAACACCCGCAACATTGACGCTCGCACCGTTGAAGAAACCGATAAGTCGGTGTATCAGCAGATTATCGACGAATACGGCATCGACTCACCGCAAGCCAAGGTGGAAGTTTATGGAGAGTTTCCGTCAGAAGGTGACGACCAATTTATACCGCCTAGCCTTGTGGATCAGGCCATGGCTCGTAACAGGTATAAGGACGAGACAGCGCCACGAGTTATCGGAGTCGATCCGGCGCGAAGTGGAGCGGACTCGACGGTTATCGCAGTCCGACAGGGCCGTGACATCATCGCCATTAAGCGCTTCAAAGGAGAAGACACGATGGAGATTGTTGGCCGAGTTATCGACGCGATTGAAGAGTACCAACCCACACTCGTCGTCCTTGACGAAGGCGGACTAGGTTACGGCATCCTTGATCGCTTGAAAGAGCAGCGCTATAAGGTGGTGCGTGGCGTTAACTTCGGATGGAAGTCCAAGACCCCGGCTATGTGGCAAAACAAGCGTGCAGAGTTGTGGGGCGAAATGAAAACGTGGCTAAAAGACGCTGCGCTGCCGAACGACCGGCAACTAAAAGCCGACCTCACAGGTCCAAAGCAAAAGATCAATTCCTCTGGCGCTATCTTGCTGGAATCTAAAAAGGACATGAAGTCGCGCGGTCTTGCGTCGCCTGACGCTGCCGACGCTATTGCTGTTACGTTTGCGTATCCCGTGGCGCACCGCGAATACCGCGAACGAGCGCGTACCGTTATTGTTAGCCGCGATAGCGGCATGGTCAACACTTGGATGGGTGCCTAATGGCTAGAAAGTCCGTCAGCCTCTCAGTTGGTAGAGGAGAAAAGCAGTCCGTGTCAAGAGGGGCGGGATTGACCGCGAAAGGTCGTGCAAAATATAATCGTGCAACGGGGTCTAATTTGAAGGCTCCGGCGCCCAGTCCGAAGACAAAAGCGGACGCAGGACGTAAAAAGTCGTTTTGCGCCCGCATGAAAGGGGTCGTTCGCAACGCCAAGGGGCCAGCCGAACGCGCTAAAGCATCTTTAAAACGATGGAAATGCTGAAATGGCTGCAAAAAAGGGACTATATGCGAACATTCATGCTAAACGCGCTCGAATCGCTGCGGGATCGGGCGAAAAGATGCGTAAACCGGGTTCTAAGGGCGCTCCAACGGCTGCCAATTTCAGAAAGTCAGCCCTTACCGCCCGAAAACCCCGTAAAACCTCCAAAAAAGGCTAAGAAGCATGTACGGAAAGAAAAACCCCGGTCCGATCGGCGTGTCCCCCGGCGCAACAGTCGGTGACATGATCCAAAACAGCCGGATGCAGAAGCCCCGGATGCCTGCTCCGCGTATGCCGAAGCGCGTTAACGAGGACATGATCCGCACTGCGGTCGATTTCCGACCGACTCCGATGAAACGGGGTATGCGTTAATGCCTCTTGTAAAGTCCGCCTCTAAGGGGGCTTTTCGCAAGAACATTCGCGCTGAAGTGAAGGCTGGCAAGCCTGTTAAGCAGGCTGTTGCCATCGCGTATTCGGTCAAGCGTAAAGCCGGTAAGAAGGGCAAGTAATGGCTAAAGACCCGACAGGGATGAAGGGCGCGGCTCAGGTGGCTAATACGCCCGAGAGCCGCCGTGCGCGTAGTACGGGCGATATCCTTGCCCAAGCGCGTACTCGAATGCAGTTGTCCCTGACGGCTTATAGCGAGTCTCGCGATAGCGAACTGGACGACCTGCGTTTTATGGCGGGTTCTCCAGATAACCGCTGGCAGTGGCCGCAAGAGGTCTTAGCCACCCGTGGCGCAGTGCAGGGTCAGACAATCAAC